GTGAACTTGCGCTGCAAAAAAACGCCCTCTGAGCGTGATCCTTTAGCACTATTACATGGCTTGCAGGCACTAACACAATTTTCTGTACTCAAAGCAAGATCAGGATTAGATCTGACTGGGATAATATGATCGACTGTTGTTGCTGCTTCTCCACAGTAATGGCAAGTATATCCATCTCGAGCCAAGATGGTAAGACGCAGCGCTCTCCATTGCTTACTATCTCTTGGATCTTTACCCATCTACTGCCAACCATGTCTCTTTAGATGTGCCAATGCTACACAGTAATTAGGCTCATCGTACTTAGTAACACCATAACGCTTTGCTACATAATACCAATATAGCCAGAATTGTTTATCGTAAGGTGCATTTAGGGCAGCCTTACTCTTTATCTGATAGTAACCATAGGCTAACTTCTTTCCGGATCTGTTGCCTACTGCATTGATTACCCATTTAGACTCAATAGATATAATTGAGTTATGGCATTGATATTGCTTATCTGTTAACTGATAATCGGCTAATGATTTAATAGGCACTATTGAAGCCTCTAATCTAGGCATACCTGTAATAGATAGAAGTATCCCAATAACGACGGCTAACTCTCGCGCTACGCCTTTCAGGCGCGAGTTGAAGCCTTGAGGGCTTCTAGCCGATAGAGTACCAGAGCAGTCAAGTTGATTAACAAAAGTCCTGCTCAGATCGGCGTTGCGTAAGTTACTTATCGGTAGAATAGAAACCAGTACCCTTAAATTGGATACCAAAGCTGCTGTAAATCTTGCGCATAGGTTCATGGCAGAACCCGCATTCAACATCGTGAGGTTCATTTATTTTTAACTCCTTCTCATAGCGAAGATTGGCCTCGCATAGATCATTCGTACACTCGAATTCATAGATTGGCATTACTGAGCCTCACACCAGTTGCATGGGTCATTAACTGTCCATTCTCCGCATTGATTACATCGCTTAATGTCTGAGTCTTTAATTGTAGCTTTACGGTTCTCATAACCGGCTGCTACGAGTAACTCCACCAGATCGCCAAGGCGAAGCATGGCCACATAATTTTCAGCCTGTTCACCTTGCCCATTAAGCCGAAAGCATGCGAACCCCAATAAGCCGCTTTTGGCTGTTCTAGTTTCGATCTGGCGGAGTGTTCCCGAGACATCGAGTCCGGTACGCGCTTTGATTTCTATGTCGAACGGAACATTAACCAAATCGCGACCATTTCCTCGACCTACCGAGGCGCCTTCCCACCAGCGCTTCAGATACTCTGCAACCACGCGTTCGGTGCGAAAGCCCCTATACTTGCGGCTTTGACTCATTGACTGCGTGGCATTTCATACATGACCAAGTTAATGATTGACCTTTTATCCAAAAGGCTAATTCCGTACTTGGAACAGGTTCGTTGCATAGATGGCATAGTATCCGAACTTGCAAAGCATTGAGCATCTCCCGCGCCTTAGCTTTCTCATATAATTCATCGTCAGTTGGAAACTTTTCCCATTCACCATCTTGGTTTAAGAACTGTAATCCGCTCATTGTCGTGGCTCCTGAGGCTTCCATGCTCCATTGGCATCGATCACATACCAAATTGGATCACACTTATCGACTTCAGCCCAAGTCTGTTGTCGCTGTGGCTGAACAGGGCAAGACATATTCGCCCAAGGCTTTCCATTTTTGTTGCCGGTACGCCATAGGCGTTGACCATGCTTGCAATGCGGAATGTCTTTATCGATCTTAGCTGCGCCTAGGACTTCTTGAACCAACGCAACCGCTTCTGCTGCTGATTGAGCAGGTTCAACCGCTTTAACTGTCCATGGATCGTGTTCAACTTCTGTAATGATCTTTTCTTCTAATCTGCTTTGCAAAGGTTTAGGTTCGTTCGCCTTCACTTTAGACATCTCCTCGCGGCTAGGGCGTTTGCCTTTCGTAACATACCCTGCGTTAGCCAATGCCCGACCGATCGCACTCGTTTCGCAATTCTCAAGCGCCGATGTAGAATTAACTCCTCGCGTTGAGACGGTTTCTTCTGCATAGCCAGTTGTCCAAGCCTGTGCGTCCACTTCAGTTCGATAAACAGAAGCTTTAACAATAAATCGCTGAAGCGTTGCGTCAACCAATAAAGTATCAATACGACCATCTGGGTGATCCTTCCAAAACTTAGCTAAGCGTTCTTCGACTGTTTCGTAATCCTCTAAATTAAACATAAAGATCATTCTCCTCTGTGGCTAGTTGTCCAGCGATTGCAAGATAAGAGGCTGCATCGATCCAAGTATCGATCTTTTGACTGTCTTCGATGCTTCTTGCGATCTTGACGAGTGAGAGAATAATTGCCACTTGGTAATCTTCAACCGGCATCTCAAGATAAGCGCTGATGAGTCTGGCTGCTCTAGCCATATTGTCGCTTGGGTGACCGTAATGCATTCCGCGCTCTTGGTATAGATCCGTAGCACTCTGCAAGATTTCAGCATGGTTCATACTCGAACCTGTTCAAGTTGCGCATAGTGCTTGCGTACTGCTTTGCGCCCTACAATGTAACCATCTCTGTGGCCTATTTTGTACCCCATAAAGAACATGAGGAATGCTATCCCGCATATAATCAACTGTAATGTACTCATTTACTGCCCTTCTGGTCAGCCCTTCTGACCTTCTTGGCATAAGTGTTGCATAAATATCAGACAGATTGACGGTATCTAATATAACGAAACGGTAACAATTCTACTGCGTCAACCGCGTCATCTATCGTCCGACGAATGTCGTTATCGAGATCGTCCATAGCGTCGGCCATTGACTACGAATGTGCCGTCCTTTTCAAGGTTGATCAGGGTTACTTGAGTGTCTTCGACTATAACGAACGCTTGCTGCCAGTTCATAGTTCCCTTGGTATAGCCAGCCTTACGCGGATCCATTAAATGACCGCCTTCTACGCCTCGCAGGATACGGCCTATTTTGCCCCCTGAAGCCTCTGTGAAAGCCGACATACCAGCGCGGTGAGTGTGACCACAGACAACGCTTAAACCATGTCTACGAGCCGCTCCAAGGGCTGTGAGACCCGCATTAGGGTTAATGCCCTGCTCATCTCCATGAACGACGACCCAACCCTTCTGAAAGGCGTAAGGCTTTTTATGGTAGGTAATACCTAATTCATCGAGTTTGAGAAACTTCTCAAAGCGTAACTCCGGCAGCGCTAGGAACGCTGGGATCTTTTTCATAATCACATTGTAAAGACGGTCTGTGTGATTGCTTCTGATCATGTGAGCTTCTTTAGAATGCTCAACCAATGACCATAAAACTTCGACTGTTAAATCTCGATCGTCTCCGAGGGTCTGTTCGTACCAGCCAGCCGTTCCTTCTGTCCATCGACTGATCTGCGGGAGATCGATTTCATCTCCCAATGTAATGACGCTATCAGGGCGGTACGCTTTAATAAAAGATGCAACATTGCGTACAGCAACTTCATCGTGATATGGAACCTGTAAATCTGGAACGATTACAGTTCTTTTCATTGTTAGTCCTCATCGTCATCGTCGTAAGGGATCGAGTCGGGAAGTTGTGGCAACCAATTCGGTGATGGCAGGATTGTGGCCGGATAAGTCAAAGGCTCAAGAAGTAAGGCCATCGCTATATCGTCAGGAAAGCCAGCCTTCTTAAGGCTTTTCCAATATTCATTTAACCCAATGCAATAAGTCTCTAGCATTGAGTAGTCCTCAAGGTCTATCACTCTTTTGCGTGCCATAGGATTATTGTGACTTATCGCATAGCAATTCATAGATCTTGTCGACGCGTGTCTCAAGTCTATTTACAGCATCTTTCATCGAAGAACCGCTATTGGGCTTCAGCTCCGCTAAATAGTGTTTCACTAGGAACTGGAGCATGGCAGTTACACCACCCAGAACCGTCACGATCCCAACTGCAATAGCAGCGTAGTCGGTTGCGCTCATCGCTTGGGCGTGGCATATCCAAAGACACCGGCAACAATCGAACCAAGAATGGCGCGATAGTCAATGGCAAAGTTTGAGGTAGTTCCCCAGACGGCCAAGAATGCACCGATTGAAAGGATTATTGGGTTTTTCTTATTCATTTAGTTGCTCCTAGTAATGGGATATTAAAGAACGAACCGTCTTCATCGCCTTTGATAGTGAAAGATATATGGCAATGATGATCGTGCTTATTGATGCCTGTATAAGGCTTCCAACGCCATAGCGATTTAGAGCTGGCAATTTGACCGGCAAAGATGATGTATGAGATGCGTTTATCAGACTTTGCCAATGCACGAAGTTGATCCGCCACATCTGGCATGATGTCCGGCTTTGGCTTGCCGGATAAATCTCTATCAACATCGATGGCACGAACCCAACCTTGCTCATCTGGATTATGGTCAGACTTACGAGTTGCGTGGCGACTATCGCCGAGCCAGCCGTCCGAGGTACGGTCACGATCGCCAAAGCAGTCATCGAATTGTTCACGAAGTTGAATAGCGGCTTTAGATAGTCTTGGCTTCAAGTTCACACCCTTGGCAGTTCCAATTAAACTTATCGTTCAAGAATAATTCTTTATGGCCACATTCAGGGCGTGGCGCAATAAAAGCATCTGCATCTGCGTCGTAGGTATAACCAATTCCAGCATAGTTAAACCTGATCGAAGAAGAATAACTTGTTCTGACGCATTTTTGTCCTCGATAGTTACCGTACCAAGTTTCGGGATCTAAACCATCAATTACTTCTGTTTCGTCTTTGCCAGCAATAACTTCAGTAACAATAAAATTATCATCTAAGAACGCATAATGAGCCATTAGATAGTCACCGATCCTGTTCCTGCTGTAAACTTGTAAATCTTGTAACCGCCAGTATTGGTCAATGTGTAAGTTAATCCGCCGCCGATTGAGGCAAGATCAGAAAAAGTATTTGCATAACGGATTATTACTACACCAGAACCACCAGCTGTACCGCTAGGAACGCCACCGTCACCAGCACCGCCACCGCCTGTATTTACTGTTCCTGCTGTTGCGGTTCCACTATTGCCTGTTGAACTAGATGAACCACCGCCGCCGTTACCGCCAGCGCCGCCAGTTCCGCCAATGATAGTTCCACCGCCACCGCCACCAGCGTAAAAAGTAGAAGTTCCTGATATAGATGATGAAAGTCCTACGCCACCAGTTCCGCCAGCGGATCCGCTTGCTGCGCCACCTACTGCTCCAGCACCGCCACCAGCGCCAGCAGGATATGGAGCCGAAGTCGTTCCATTAGAACCGCCATTGTTACCCTGTCCTGAAGTTGCTGTTCCGCCTGATCTAACTCCGCTGCCTGAACCGCCAGCACCGCCGCCAGAACCACCATTTCCACCTGCAATATCATTTTTACCGCCATAACCGCCACCATCGCTAGTTATAGTTGAAAAGACTGAGTTGCTTCCAACAGTTCCGTTAGATGTACCAGAAACACCACCAGCACCGCCTGCGCCTACTGTTACGGTTACTGACGCGCCGCCTGTAACCGAAAAAGTATTTGCAGTTCTATACCCGCCAGCGCCACCGCCTGCGACAGAACCACCGCCGCCACCGGCAACAACTAAATAATCAACGCTTGATGGCGCAACTGTTACAGGAGTAAATCCGTTAATTGCGGTTATATTGTTTAACATTAACCTATTGCACCCACGACATACCAAGTATCGGTTGCAGTCTTAATTAAAGCTGCTGATTTATATTGGGCTAAAGTAGGCGCAGCCGCGGTTGCACCGGCTGAAAGAACTGTTGTTGTTCCAGAAGTGACTGCTGATATTGTGCATAGACCAGCACCTATATTAAGTACAGTAATTACTGTTCCAATAGGGTGAGCCACAGAAGCATTAGTTGGGATTTTAATAGCATTAGCAGAAGCATTTGATTGAGTAATTAGCATCTGATAAGAGTCCGCTAGAACTGTTGTGTAAGTAGTGCCTGTCTGGGCGTTGAGGCTATAAGCCACTAAACCGTTATACATTGCCGCTGAAAGGACATCACCAGTCGCGCTCGGAAAACCTTGTGCCATCTATTTTCTCCTAATATGCCATCGTTGATACGCCGATTATACCTGATACCGCTGATCCTATGATGAAGCCATCGACTATCGGTTCAAGAGTCGTGACCGTACATATCATCTTATTCGGGTTAATATCCCATGCAAGACCTTGGCATTGAAGGGTCTTAACAATAGTAGATCCATCTGGTTGGATATTGGTAATAGTTAATGGTTGGAAATAATCCAAGCCAAGCATTGTCGCAGTTGGAACCGCCGGATCTTGAAGATCAACCGTCATGGCATCGATGCGGATAGTTGTCTCTTGGCGAGTTGCCACATAGACAGAAGCGATATTGTAAGCGTCGGTATCGGTCTGGCATACTAAATCTGTTTGATTGCTTTGATGTGGAAAATATTTGGCGATTGAAGCGTTGTTATAGTAAGACTGCTTTGTGCCGCCATAGCGAGTCATATCTGCTGCGTTGATAATCAATTTATCATCGAAGGCGAATACCAAGTTACGGTAAGGAATACCGCCGGTCTGATTAAAAGCGATTGGAGTAGTTCCGTAAGCCTTGATCACATTGGTACGAGACTTGAATACAGCCGTACCGTTAGGGTTAATAAAGAACGCTCCCTGCTCGGAGAACTCAGCGTTTTTCATGGCATTTAAGGCTGAGCGTGTAGTTGCGGGATCAGCAATGCAAGTAGTGTTTCCTGTGTCGATCGTACGCATAGAAGTAGGCCATGAGACTTGATCAAGGATCTTGCCTATGCGAGTTCCTGTATCTTGTCCGGCGGTAGTACTTGCAATAGTACTAACTGAAGCCATGTTCATAAGTCGGAAAGCGTCTGAGCATTCAATGTCTACATAACCGGTATCCTGATTGACCGGATAAGTGTAGATATAATTAGTTGTATAGCCAGAAAATAAGAAATAACCAACGCCGTTATAGGTAGCCGCTACTCGGATCTTGCGAAGCGGAGTTAGATAGCCAAAATATGGAGAGGCTGGGTTCTGGGGCGAAAAGTAACTGTTAGGATCATTAACGCGAATTGTGGCGGTTCCAGCCTCGTAAGTATCGCGCATAATGTTGCGACCGCGGCGGATAGATATGCTCATTACATCTGGAGTTAAATCTACAATCGGTTCTGGCACAGTTGATGAAGCCAAAGTTCCAGTACCCAAAACACCGTATTTAGGATCGCCAATAGTAAAGGGATACCCGAAGGTTGCTCCAGAACTAAAGTCGAACGATACGGATATTTGAGCAGGTAGGGTCATGGCGCAAAGGATCCAAAGGATCGTTCAAGATTAGATATTTTTCCAGATAGTGCATTGTTGAGAAGACCATCTCTAATCTCTGATACCAAGTCGTTGGCTGTTGATACGCTGCCTTGAACATTTACTGTAATAGCCATGCCAGAATAACGAGCAGTTGCTCCAGCAGCGCCAGCACTCATGCCAGCGGCTAAAGAGTCGTAATAGATTTTATTGATTTGATCGGACATAGTTTGAGAACCAATAGAAGAAGGAACCACGCTTGCTGCACCGCTAGCTCCGCCGCCGGCATTTCCGCCAACGGTTGAGATATTAGGCGGAACATATTTAGCAATATCAGCAGCAAGTTGAGCAGCATCGGTTAAAGTTGTTACCCATGCTAGGAATGGGTTTTTAGCGTCTGGAATGCCCATGTAGTACTTGACCATATCTTCGGTCATGCCTTGAGCCTTGGCCACTTCTCCAGCCAGTTTAGCCGCTTCTGTTGTATTCTCCTGAAGAATTGCAAGTTGTAATTCAGCGCGTTTTCGATCTTCGTCAGACAATTTGCCTTTAAGGGCGGCAACAAGTTGGATCTGGCTTAAATCAAATAAAGCATTATTCTTCTTAAGAGCGGCTTCTGCTGCTGCTTTTGCTGCTGTTGCTCGAGCCATTTTAAGGATTTCCGCTTGGCGCTTCTTGGCTATTGCATCTGCTTTAGCGGCTTGTTCCGCTATAAACTTAGAAGTAGCGTCAGCACCCATACCGCCACCGGCGGCAAAGTTAAAAGTATTCCGAGCGGCTATTGCGCTTTTGTTTAAGTTAACGAACCAATCGAGCATATACTTAGTCGATAAGAACGGCTTTAACCAATCTGGAACTAAGCCAAAGGCTTTAGAAAATAAACCGCCGGCTGGGTTCATAGAGTCAAGAATGCCCTTGAACTCGACTAAGCCGCCAACTAAGTTAGCCATATATGTCGCAGAGTCAAGAATGTCTTGAGATAATCCCTTTACATTAGTATCCTTGCCAAGAGCCATAAGAGCGTCAATGAGGCTTTTGCCAATTATTTCTTTGGCTTCGTTGGCTGTGTTAGCCAAAACAGACATTTTGCCGGCGTAAGTTTCAAGATAAGCCGCTGAAGCTCCAGAGAATGTACTGTTTAATCTATCTTGAATGTCCGCAAAAGACATGGCTTTTAGTTCTGCTTGGGTTAATCCTAAATAGTATTTACGCAAGCCTTTGAGATTGCCAACATAAGCCTGTGAAAGATCGGCGCTTACTGTTAAAAGATCTTCGCCGGAACCGCGAGAAACATCTATGGCAGTTGCAAGAAGTTCCTGAGATTTAGTAACTGATCCTGTGACTTGCAATAGTGACTGCAAGGCTGGGCGAAGTTGATTGTCTGCCACGCCTGTGGCTAAAGTTAATTTATCTATGTACTTAACTATATCGGTTGACGCATAAGCCAAGCCAAGGTTCTTAACTACTTGGTTAAGTCGAGTAGCCGCGGCCTCATCTTCCATGAATGCCTTGACGGTTGCTTTGCCAAAATTGATTACTGCTCGAGTGCCATAGGCAATTCCGAGAGAAGCAGCGACATTCTTTACGGATCGGTTAAGTTTATTGAGAGCGGTTTCAGCGGCCTTAAAGCCGCGGGTATCTGCCTTTGATCCAATATCGATCGTTACTTTAGCCTGTTGAGCCATTATGCCGCCTTCTTGAAACTAGTATAAGAAGCGCGAGAATAAAACTCGGTTGTCGCTTCATCGATGGCGCGCATTGCTATACCCATTGGATCAGCATTTTGAGATTGACGCCACGCGCGATAAATCAAGCGACCCCTACCTTGCAAGCTTGAAGTAAGTGGGCCAAGATTAGTAATAAATTGCTTGCCAGCATTAGGGTTGCTTGAACGGCTAACGCCTTTGCTTGTTCCGCCGGCTTTAGGGCCAACCCAAGGTTGGCCGTCTGGGTTCTTCCTACCAGCGGTTTCATAGATAGCACCGACAGAAGATTTATTCATAATCCGAGCCATCGAGGAAAAACCGTTTTTATTCATCTTGCTAGGGCTTACTGAATAAGTAATACCTTGAGCGATAGTAGAACTACTCCATTGAGGAAAAGAACCTTCAGAAAAACTGCGAGCAGCCCAGCCACTCATGGGCGCTTGAGATGGAACGAAACCTTTAGCCATTTTAGTAACTGGAACCAAGGCTCGTTTTAATTCCTTCTTCAGAGTCTTTTCAAGATCTGGAGTAAATTGGCGCATGGCTTTACGAAGATCAGCGTTACCGCGTATTTCTACGGCTGGCATTTTTGATCTCCTTTGCTCGGTCGTTGAGTACGAGAACCATTGCCTTGAGCATTCTCGTATCTAGTTCAATTAAGTTTTGGGGCGAGATACCAGTTTCAATCGCTAGTGATGCGATGAAATAGGTGAAGGTATCTCGCGCTATGCCAAAGGGTCGGACTCTAATACTTCTACGCTTTTAAGCGTAGCAATAAAATCCTCACCAAAAGGCTTAACGGTTTCACCTGACCGACGACTTGCTTCCCAGACCAAGAAATAGACATCTGACTGCTTCTGATCCTCAATCATGGCTTTGTGGAAGCCTTTATTACGACTTTGCTCGAAGGCGTACTCGATAACCGGAGTTATCTCATACTCGTTGATGCTTCCATCTACCCTTACGACTTTGAGTTTTGCCATTGTTAGCCCCTTAGTTAGTTATTAGAATGAACCTGTATTTGCTACAACTGTTGTACCGGACACATTAAAGGTTACATCTTGAACTGCAATATCGCCAGTTGCGCCGTTGATGTCGGTTGTACCATTTACTAAACAGGTCATAGTATATAGAGGGTTGGTTGCTGAAACAGCAGTTCCCTTGTTCTGCAATAGAACGACAGTAACATTAGTACCCCAAGCAGCTTGAAGTGTTGCTAGAACTGATGCTGATGCTGTGTCGTTTAAGAATGAGATTGTTACAGATGAGGCTTCAAGTCCTTTGATGAACTTATGGCCTGAGTCACCCATCGCAGTAACTTCAAGTTCATCGAAGTTGCGGTTAAGAGTGATGCTTTGTACATGGTCTGATAGATCGACAGAGTTAACCTTTACGCCGACCCCGTTGTTTAGAAATACTGCCATTTAGGTTATTCCTCGTCTTTCTTGGTAGATGGTTTAGTTGCTGCTGGAGCGATCTGACCAATCTTGATCAGGAACGCTTCTTGTTCTTTTTCCCATTCATTCATGGTTTTTAACTCCAACTCGTCATTAGGCTGATTTGCATTTCGCAACTCAGTAAATCTCCCGACGCCACAGATAGAACTTGCGGAGCGGAAATATCGCCGACATTGTAAGAAATTGTATCGTTAGTCGTTGCGGCATAAAGCGCATTGAACATAGTAACGACAGCATTTTCGATGCCTTGCAAGTTGCCGGCATTGTCGAATAGTGGAACAGTAATCATTAACTTAAAATTGGCAGTAGGCCCGACAGTAGCCCAAGAGTCATTAGATGGGGTTATGTAAGGATCGTCAGGAATGACGATAACTGAATTGGCTTGGATTGTTGCAGGCGGATAAGCAAAGACTTGGTAAGTCGTGTTAGCCGTTAAGACTGTCGCTAGTGTCTGGCGCAGCGTTGAAATTGCTGGCGTAGACATTATCCAACCATCGCTCGAGGGTTCATATAAGGCGCAATAAGACCGCGTACCTTAGCAAGCATTGTGTTACCTAAGCGGTAAGGCGAAGGAGTTACGCCATCAACTGATACGCCACCAGATGAAGGAGCTTGACGAGCCTGCCATACATCGACTGCTAACATTAAAGCCGCTTGGTTGATTGCTGGAGTAGAAGCGTAACCGGTGTCTTTAGTGTCTGCTCCTGAAATGGTTCCATAAGGAACTATTAATTGATAGTTCTGATCTGCATGAGCATTATCAACCCATTGAACTAAAGAATATCCGCGTGGGAATGAAGAATAGTTATATGGAAACCATAATGTGAATAAAGGGAATGATCCAGAACCTTGAGTCCAAGGATAAGTTGCAGTAATTGTGTGAGTTCCGTTGAACTTATTACCTGAATTAGCCACCACAATAGATTGCCCTGTTGAAAAACTTATTGGACTAGAAATCACAGCAGTCGCAATACCATTTTGGATTGTTGCGCCGACAACAGGTAATTGATTAAACCAAAGATAAGAATTAAGAATATCTTGCGCGGTCTGGCAAGCAGACTCAAGATCAGCGTCAGAATACAGGCTGCCGACACCGAGTACGGACTTGAGAGTCGCGACGGTTACATAAGTTGCTGCCATGATATTCCTTTCTTAAAGACTGGCGGCCTAGAAGGGCGCTAGGCCGCCAGCGTACTTAGTTGCCTATTTTTATTAGGTTAGGTTGAAGCGACGAACACCAGCAGGGATAAGAACCTTGCCTGCGCCGTAGCCGTAGATTGCTGTCTGAACTGCCATGTTGGAAACAACATTTACAGAGAAGAATGCCTCTGGTGACTCGAACCACATTGCTGTTTCTGGAGCGATGATGAATGCAGACTCGTCAATTAGACCAGCAGTTACATTCTTATCAACATAGAGATCAAGTCCAAGGACATTTCCCTTGATTGATGTTGGAGTGGCTTGTCCACCGGCGTTCATTGGTTGTGAAGCAGTAAAGATTGGGCGGCCAGTTGTATCGACTGCACCAATTAGTTGTGACCACCAGTCGGTGTTTGTAACGATGTTTGATGCGAAGTATGAAGAACCCTTGTATGCTGCTGGGGCTTCAACGCCGATGTATGAGATAAGACCAGCGATTGACGCTGCCTTTGTTGCTGCTTGTGTTCCCTGTGCTGTAAGCGCAGCGATCATTGCTGAGTCAGTTGCTAAGCGGTATGCGCGCTCCAACTGAATAGCCAACTGGTCGAAGAAAATCGGATCTGAGCGCTCAAGGAGAGCCAAATCGACTGTCTGTTGTCCGGCATAACGAGCCAAAGTTACCGTCTCGTAAGCAGAAGTCATTGCTGTATCTGATGGAGCAGTTCCGTCGATTGGGTTTGATGCAACAGTTGGAGCAGCGTCAGAGCCGCCGCCTGCTGAAGTTACCAAAGCCGGAATGTTGATCTGCATACCAGAAGCAGGCGCAGCCTGACGAGTTACAGCATCGATTGTTGGTCGACCGAAGTTTGTATTCGATACGAAGTTTGAGAGGTACTGAATTGGATTAAATGCAGGGTTAGATGCCATTGTTCCGTCAGTTGCAATGAGGTTGCGATCTTCTGATGCTGCAACCCACTCGCGTGAAACATTGTCTCCTAGTGCTGCCTTGATTTTGTGTTCTGTGTAGCGACCGATGGAATTAATTCCATGACGAACGCGTGTTGTTCCGTCACCATAGGCTGTTGATGCCTTGATGATTGGTCGTGAGGCTTCCGCTGTTGCTGCTGCCTCAGTTGTTGCGGCGGTTGTATCTTCAGACACAGTTGCCTCACTTTCTGTTTGAGTTTCGGTTTGTTCTAAAGCCTTCTCTATCTTTTGAGTTTCCTCAAGGACTTTGACTGCCTCAGAAATCTTTGCGATCTGTTCATCTTCGATCTGTTCGATCGTCATTTCAACAGCATCGTCTTCCATGCCGCCAGCTTGCGCGACAACCTGTGATACTTTCGCGAACTCGCCAAAAGCGGCGGACTCAACGAGTGATACTTCTTTTAGAACTGATGCGGTAACGATAAGTACGCCATCTTTGCGTTCTTTAGATGCAATAACTTCTACGCCAACACTTAGACCGTCAATCAGTCCTTCAGATGCCATAAGTAAATAATCCGTTGCCTTGCTTGCTGCGCTTAACTTAAATACGCCATTGATACCTGATTGAGTTTCAGTAAAAGATTTAGCGCGGCCGATTGGATCGTTTGTGTTGTGCTGCGCGAGCAATTTAATTTTAGATGTTGAAGGGATCTGGATTGAACCGCGCTCGAAAATAACTCGACCGGCGGAAGTGTTTCCAATTTCACCAAAGGGAACGATTTGTCCTGAGATGATGCGGCGTTCTCCATCTGCCGCTTCAATAGAGCTACTGAATGTTAGATGCATCGGCTTCGTTGCTTCCATCTGGAGTTAGTCCTTCCATTTCTTTTGCTTGGTTAAGATCAATTAGTTTAAGAGATAACAATTTTTCTGTTACCGCTAGGCGATCGGCTGGGTTAGCGCGTAGGAATGTTTCATCGACGGCGAAGCGAATTTCTTGGCCGCGTGGCGTAATATCATCGAGGCTTAGACGATCTTCGATGGCGCAGATGTAAGGCGCTAAAGTATAAGCAAAAAACTCTTTGCGAGCATCGAGAACATTTTGGTATGTAGATGAACGATTGTGTTCAGCGTTGATCATGTGCGCCGGAACATTAAAAGCGCGAGCGATTTGAGCCGCTAGTTCTTCAATGCTGTCGTTGTAAGTCATTTCCATCGGAGAATACGAAGTTGGAACATATTCCAAAGTTGAAGTCAAGTAAGCAGTTGAACGGTTCTTTCGCGCTGTTTTCCAAGTGTTAAGAAGTCCTTGGATCTGATTGTCTGGCAAGTCAGCGCCAAGGTTGCGAAGATAACCAGTTGGTTGCGGAGAAGAAATACCGATATTGGCTGCTTCTTCTGCTTGAATTGCAGAATTGATAAGGCGCTGAGAACGAACTAAAACGCCTTGATCGAATGCTTGGAATGTAACAAGTGATCCAACGCCTGAGTCCGGAACTTTAGTTCCGTTAATCATGTAATAATCGACTTCTTGAGTAAGAGTATCTAATTTTGTAGTAACGCGGTTATTCTGGATCCACTCGAATGAGGCTGGGCGCTGGTCATCTTGATAAACAGATGTAACGCGCCAGAAAGCTTGACCGAACATGATGAGCGAGTCCACAGTCCATGCGATCGTTACTGATCGAGGAGCTCGGGAGTCAGGTTGACGAACCCAAGTAGGCATTGGAAGTTCTGCGCCAGTAGAAGTCGAATAAACTTCTAGCGGAATACCGGCAACGGTTCCCTTAATAAGGTTTAAGCATTGGTTGACGGCTGGAACTGAGACGGCTGCTTGACGATCGATTGGCGAAGCCCAGTTGTTCCAGCCACCCATTCCCATTGCGTAGGAAGATCCGAAAGGCGCGTCATATACAGCAGGATTAACCTGTGCTTTAATTTCTTTTTTACGCCCAAAGATAGCCATAGAAGGATATTATACACTAGATATAGTTTATCCCTCGAAGATACGCGCTACCTGTTGGGGTTTCATTAACATCGACACAACCATGGCAAGGGCTATCGGCGCAGAAATATCACCGGCGGATTTTCGTTTAACAATTCGCCAAGCTGAGTCATTTACCTTAGCGGCGCAATTATTCATCTGTTGTATCAGGTTGGCTTGACCGTTATGGACTACTCGATGGTTTACTAAGCCATCTAAAAGATCTCCGCAAGCCTGATAGAACTGTTGACCAGATACATCTTGAGTTACGCAGCCAGCATTCGACAATCTTTCGGCGATCGATGCTGTTGCGTACTTATCAAAGCAGATCTGACGAGGTCGGTACTCATCGGCCCAGCCTTTAATATCAGCGGCAATCTTTAGGTCATCTACCGAGAGTTGTGACTCCCATGTCTGCAATATGCCAACTCCAATTCGACCGTCAGGCAAGATCTGACCAGCCACCAGCGAAGCGTTACGGCGCGAAGGCGATACATCGAACCCAAAGACTGTGTATCCGCCAACAGGTATCTGAAGCGTCGAGTCTGAAGTTTCCTCAAGTACACCATGAGGCCAAGGACTCGAAAGCGAGTCAATCCATTGGCACAACAACTCCGTTCGAGTATTTTCAATCGGTGAAGTTGCAACTGACTCCTCTAGCGCTTCTTTAGTTACGGTATAGCCCAAAGCGGGGTTGGCCATGGCCCAAGCTTTTGGGTCGTCAATTTTACAATACTGAGGCGCTGAGTATTCGTAATATCCAAAAGATTTAGGCGGGTTTTCAAGCGCTCGTTCTCGCATCTGATTGAGAACTACCGAGAATGCATCGCCAGCGTTGCTAGTCAGGAATGTGTGGGCATTAGGTCTAGCGCGAGTTACCGGCATTGCTGCTCGGTATCCTTCTTCTGACCATTCTCGAATTTCATCGAGGAACAGCGCATCTGCGGTTCTGCCGCGACTACCGTCTCGAGTCGCAGCCACTACATCAAGGCGTCTGCCGTCTTTCATTTCGATCGACTCGGTACCGTTGGCATAACGAATTGCTTTAACCATCGCCATAAGGTTCTCGTTTTGCTCAAGTACGGTAGCAACTTGCCGGAATGTATCCAAAGCCATGGCTCGATTAGAAGAAGCAATAATTATATTCTTAGTATCCCATTTTAGAAGATGGGCCAAGATAACCATACGCGTGAGATGGGTCTTACCGTTCTGGCGAGCCACCAACAGCAAGTTTGTCTTACGGATCCATTGGCCTTTGGCGTCTACGCGCAACATATCCCGAAGACAAAACTCCTGCCATGGAAGCAACGGCATCTTGATCAGGTTGGCTAATTCGATTACATCGTCAACCTTGGATTTTCCCTTTAGATAAGGACTGTGAAGCCTTGGTTCTGTTGCCCCTCGTAGCGCGGCTTTACGAGCGGCCATTATCGGTTGCTTTCAGGCTTAGGTCGGCTAGTAAACGGACTGTCCTGCTGGACTTGGCTGACCATCGGAGAGAGGAAGGTCGG